CTTGTGTTCTCGATTGCCCTCGCACCGGCATTCATGGCAAGCATGATTTCTTCCGTGCGCTCGATGTATCCAGCCATGGTCAGCCCTCCTGCTTCAGCTCTCGCACAGTCTGGTGGATACGCTTCGCGCAGGCAGGGCATATTTCCCCCACATCCACTATGACATCCACTATGTCCGGGTTGCTCGCGTAGATGCTTGCGTTGCTCTCCACGCAGACCCTATAAGTGTCCTGAATATTGAATATTTCTTTTCCGCAGAGATCGCAAAAACGCTTCGTCATGTTCTTTCCTCCCTCCTGTTCCATGCTTCCGTCGCTTCTTCCGGCGTATCGTAGATATCGTGCAGATTTCCCTCGTCATCGCAAGGCACGAGAATGGCCTTCCCGCCGCAAAACGGGCAGGGCTTTAATTCAGCCATCCTTCATCGCCTCCAATGCTTTTTCTCCCTCCGGCGAGAGGGGAGTGATCTTTCCGCGCTCCACGAGGCCGCGGAACACGTCGTATTCCATGTGAAAGACGACACCGACGCTGCTCTGGTACTGGACGCAGGGCGCCACGTTCTTCATCACCCACGTTCGTTCAAAATGCTCCTGGCAGAGCATCGGCCGCCCAGGCTCCAGCGGCAGGAGGAAGAGCCTGCCTTCCTTGTCGGCCTTGGCCAGATCGCGGATGCGATTAAGCAATGCAAGCTGCTCCGTCAGCGTTTTCGATTCTTCCAGCGCGTAATCAAACAGTTTTCCCAACGCGGTTACTTCTTCCGGCGTCCGCCCCGTATCTTCATAGTCGGCGAGGCGGTTTGCCGCTGAAATATAATCGTGATTCTTTACCAACACACCATAAAGTACTTTTGGGTCTGCGCAATTTGCGTCTCTTGTCGTCAATCTTTCCATCACATTTTCTTTCCTTTCTGTCGTATTCCGTTCAGCTTGTCCCACTCTTTTCCCGCAGACCGGGCTTTCTCCCATTCTGCTTGCGCTCGCTTGGCAACGTCCAGCGGAATATTCGTAATGGGTTGCCCGTCATAAGGTCGGAGGAGCTCAAAATATGCCTCGGTGTGTCTTCTCTCTTCGTCAATCAGCTTTTTGCATCTTGCGTAATGGGCATCGTTCCGCTGCATTTCGATGCGTCCCAGCGCACGATCCAAATAATATTCGTTAGCCGCTTCCGCCAGCATTTCTACCACTTGCAGCAGTTCCGCCTTCGTCAGATCACTTGGTTTCAGCATTTTCCCGCCTCCGGCGGCTCCGGCAGCGGCGTCCAGTGGGTGATTTCCACAGCATCGTCTACCAAATCAAATTCGTCTTTCCCGTATTCCGCCAGATAATCCAAAAGGACAGGTGAATCCCAGTACCAACGTCCTCCGTAAAAACACGCAGTATCAGAGAACGGAATGCCCTCCCATTGCTCCGCCATGGCTTTGGCGATGCCGGGGAAGGTCTTCGCGCGATTCTTCGCTCTATCCGTGGTAAACATACCTTTGTGCTGTTCCCCATGCTTATGGCTATAGCTGCCACTCGAACACCATGTTGCAACCGGAGACACAATATCTGTTGGGGCAAGATTCGGAAGATTGCACAGCCACAGGCAAGTTTTTTTGGTATACGGATGCCCAAACTGATACGGCTGAATTGCCTGCGAATATTCCGGCATGCAAAAAACTCTGCTTGGGATAGGATTTTCAACTGCTCTCAAAGGAATTGGGGAGCGGTAAAATTCCATGAAGAAGTCCCGTGCCTTTATCCCAAGCATTACACGGTCAGCTTGCAGTTGATGGTCTTTCCACAAATGCCGCGCTCCCGCATTGCTGAGATACGTGCATGGGGGATGGGCAATCAGCAAGTCCCACTCAACACAGTGCTCTTTCCCGTCCATCGTTTTGAAAACGCTAATAGGCATTTGAGCAAGTTTTACCGCGTCCCCAAGGATGTGCCACTCAGGATGCCCGCCGGACGGCTCCTGAATGTCGCAGCTATACGCCTCGTGGCCCAGCGCCCGGAACGCCTTGCAGACTTCCTGCGATTCCTCGCAGGCTATCAACACTTTCATACGTCCTCCACCTCCGCAAGCCAGAACGCCTTTTTGCACTCAATGCAATTTTGCGCAGCGCAGTTAATGCCTGTATCTGAGAACACATCCATCGGGCAAGCATGAAGGAACCCGTCTATTGTAATTCGCGCGCCGGGGTAATGCTTCAAGAACTCGCTCTGTCTGGTTTTGGCGGGGTGCTCGGCGGCCCACTTTTCGGCAATGGAAACGGCCTCCTCCGGGTGGGAGTTTCGCCAGACCATGCAAGGGTCAAATCCACTTCTTTTTCCATACTCACATTCGCGGTACTCAGCGTTGCACATTCTGCGCAACGTTTTCAAATACTCCACAGCATCCATCATTCTGCCTCCTTAATTTCCACGCGGATCGTATCTCCGCTCCAAAATTTGTGTTCCACAGCTTGAAACCACTTACGGTTATCGTCTGGCAAAATATAGCCCTTCATCGCGTCCACAAAGGCCTTGCCCAGCGCGCCGTGATTGTCGATATCCAGATTGTCATTCCAGAAAAACGTCACCTTGACGGGGTGATTTACCAGACGTTTTGTAATTCCTGCTTTACGCATTGCCCAGTGGGCCAGCTCGTGCAGCTCTTCCGCGTCCTTCTTCCGCTGCGACCAGTGCTTACCGGCGTAATACGCGTTCAGGCCAAACCGCTTGTCCCACGCCGCTTTACCGCGTTTTGTTGCCGGATAGGGAATTTCAAATGCAATCACCGCTTCTCCTCCTTGCCATCGGTAATGACGCTGACCACCCGGACACGGCCCAGAGGCTCCAGCAGCATTGCCACGGTCTCCTTCGTGCCCTGCGTGTCATCGCCGTCGTAAATGTCAACTATGATTCGCATCATTTCCCAGATCACCATCCAGTTCCAGGTACGGCTGGAAAGAGCGCATTTTTTTACCGCACCTTGCGCACTTGTAGTTATACATGGCATCGCAGCAGCCTGCTCCATCGTAGCTGTAATCAACCCCGGTGCGTTTCCAGTCATGCTGCTCGCATGGGCAAAGCCGCTCTTCCAGCTCTGCCACACGATAACTCAGCCGGACTATTTCCGCTTTCAATCGCTTATTTCCAAACATTTTTCACTATCCCCTCCTGAATTTGGGGCAGTAGTGGATCACAAACGAGGATGCTACCCGTGTACCGCCCTTGCCCTTGCCGCCGACCTTCAGCACCCGGCTTGTGGGGGTGGCGTCCCAGCCGGGAACCGGCTCAAACCGCAACGACCACTCGCAGCCGCCGCATGCGTTTGCACAATCCCAGCAGGGCTGCTTGGACTGGAACTCGACCTTGGGGGCTTTCTTCTGCTTCTTCTCCCGTGGGGGATAGCGGCGGATCAGCTCGTCCAGCCGAAAATTACTTGCCATTCAAACACCTCGCATATCTGCCAGAGCGCACCATTCGGCATAGGTCATCCCCTGTTTCTTCGCTTCGGAGGGGGTAGGGATACCGGCATCGTGCCAGCGCTCGTGCTGTTCGCCTGCCTTGGCGTAGAATTTTTCCAGATAGGCGTCGGACGGCTCCGGCATGGGGGCATCCTCCGTCTTGGGCTTCTCCGGCTTAGGCAGGTATGGGACCAGTTCGGATGGGTTCGGGAAGTATATGTTATCTCTCGCACGGAGGATCACGGCCCTTTTTGCATCCTCGTAGCTCCACGGCTCCAGAACCAGAAACCACGCTTCTACCACGGCTTCGCCTTTCGGCTTCTTCACGTTTGGATAGATCGTACCAAGCAGCGTAAGCAATTTCGTTATGTCCTGTTTCTCCATGTTCTTCTCCTGTAAGACTTCCGTAGTAGTCTCTAATTAGCTTCTAATTCCTGTATCAGCTTCTAATTCTTTTCCCTCACACACAAAGAGATATAATATATATTTATTATTTCTCTGTTAGAGAGTGTGTGTTTCTTCTTAGAGGGGGGTGTGGGGGGAGACCTTCTTCTTTGCCGGTGCGTCGGTGATCGTGCTGCGGCTTGCTTACATCCGCCCGTCATCACTCTTTAGACACACACGGCAACGTTGTTAAAAGGGAAGCTTCCCGTCATCCTCAATTTCGGTGAAATTATCAGTGGG